TTCCCATTTATTATTTCTAGGAGAATATATGGCGCGGCCGTTTGACTTATCAAAATTTCGAAAAACAATTACTAAAAGCATTGAAGGTGTTAGCATTGGCTTTAATGATCCAACAGATTGGGTCAGCACTGGTAATTTTGCATTGAATTACTTAATATCTGGTGACTTTAATCGTGGTATTCCCATGGGCAAAGTTACTGTACTTGCTGGCGAGAGTGGCGCAGGTAAAAGCTTTATTGCATCAGGAAACTTGGTGCGTAATGCTCAACAACAAGGCATTTATGTTATTTTAATTGATACAGAAAATGCATTGGATGAAGCTTGGTTGCATGCTTTAGAAGTGGACACCAGTGAAGAAAAATTACTCAAACTAAACATGGCTATGATCGATGATGTGGCCAAAATGATTAGTGAGTTTGTTAAGGAATATAGAGTATTACCAGAAATTGAACGTCCAAAAGTTTTGTTTGTTTTGGATAGTTTGGGTATGCTTTTGACCCCAACTGATGTTAATCAATTTGAAGCCGGTGATTTGAAAGGTGATATGGGACGAAAGCCCAAGGCACTAACTGCATTGGTTCGCAATTGTGTTAATATGTTTGGAGATTTGAATATTGGGTTAGTGGCTACCAATCATACATATGCAAGTCAAGATATGTTTGATCCAGATGACAAAATTTCAGGTGGCCAGGGCTTCATTTACGCTAGTTCAATAGTTATTGCAATGCGAAAACTTAAACTCAAAGAAGATGAAGATGGCAATAAGATCAGCGAAGTTAAAGGTATTCGTAGTGCTTGTAAAATTATGAAAACTCGATATGCAAAGCCATTCGAAAGTGTTCAAATCAAAATCCCATATGAAACAGGTATGAATCCTCATAGTGGGCTGGTTGATTTATTTGAGGGCAAGGGCTTGTTGAAAAAAGAAGGTAATAGTCTTGTTTATACATTGTCTGATGGTGAGATTATTAAGCAATTCCGCAAAGCCTGGGAACGTAATGAAAACGAAAGTTTGACTAAAGTAATGAAAGATATTACTGATAATCCTAGGTCAGCCATAAGTAATCAAGAGCAAGTAGTTGAGGAGAATGAATAATGAGTATTGAAATCGACACATTAGTTGAAACTTATATGACTCTTAAAGAGTATATTCCAAGCAAAGAGCGTCAAGGTGCCGCTGACACATTGATGAGCCTAATGGTTGATGTCCTAAGTGACCTCGATGTTAAGGAATTTGCTGCTGCTGATAGTTATCTAAGACGCAGCTTTGAGGAATACAAAACTGAAATAGATGATGAGGACGAATACACAGAGGATTACGAAGATTAATCATGTGGTATAATCGTGTAGTTGGTGATCTTGGCCAATTACCTAATTTTATTTCATATTATGAAGCAGAGTTGGGCACGGCCCGGGTCGAGTGCAAAATACTTGGCAAGGTCGAAAAAAGCCTTGCCCAACTGCCTGGTATAACTGAGCATAGATTTAACCAGCTTCAAGAAATTGAAGCTGTGTTAAACTTTCTAAATATACAGCTTCGTAAAATACGAAAACAGCATTTTCAAAAATATCTAGAAAATTACAATCGTGCTCTAACCAGTCGAGATGCTGAAAAGTATGTAGACGGTGAGGATGATGTTATCGATATGGAAACATTGATTAATTCAGTAGCCCTATTGAGAAATAATTATCTAGGATTGATGAAAGGTTTGGAGTCTAAGAACTTCATGATGGGTCATTTGGTTCGATTAAAAACCGCCGGAATGGAAGATTACTCAGTCTGATATATGTTAGATCCAGTCACAAAAGCCGGATTGCTACTTGATGAGTGGCATATATGTAGGAATGCTAGGCCTAGGCAGCATGTTCTAGACATTCAAGTTGATAAAGATGAAGTCAGCAAATGGGCTGATCATCTTTATAAAACTATGATGTGGTCATCCGATCCGAATGAAATAGCAGAGTGCTGTTATCAATTTGAAAGCAGATTTAATGCCTTCAAAGATAAAATTCTAATAGAATTGTTGACTAACGGGTCAGCTTAATACCAGCGACCGTAGAGATTTTGCTCTCTATAGTTTTTGATAGTGAAGACGAAATCTACTAGTGTTTGTGTTAATTGTTCTATAATTTTTTTCATTTTTGATCCTGATACATTTGTTGTGCGGTGCGCCAGTCGCCCATACGTGTGAGGCGTGTTGCTGCTCTAGCTTTAGCCATGCAGTTCAAAAAATCTAAAAATTCTTTGAATATACGTTTCATTTAAAAACTCCTTTGTGTGGATTTGTATTGGAATTGTTTGATGTAACTTTCCAACTGTGCGGCATCGGTAATGCCTTTGTCGCTTAGATACGCATCTAAACGGCTTTGATAGCTAGATCTAGGAAACATTTCGGATAAACGTTCTAGTATGCCTAGCATTTTTTCTGATATATATTTCATTTTGTTTTCCTTTGATTATCAGAATTAACTCATGGTTTCTACTGATATACTTATTTATGCGGCGGCGCAACAAATTCATCTTTTCATTTTAATATTGGGTATAGTTGTTGTCCAAGATGATATAAATATTACACTATGCGAATAAATGACATTATCAAACCTTTGCTAACTGAAGCAAAAAACATGAGTGTGAGTGAATGGATGAATTCCTCGTCAGTTCCTCAGTTTATATCTCGTATGTTGGCAGGCGGCGCCAAAAATCTCAAGGAACCAGTTACAACTGTACTTACATTTAGGATTGGGACTGTTGAATACGAAGGACAAATTGAAATAAACGGCCCAACTGATCCCAATTATCGTGCTGCTAAAAGATTGCAGTCTGCTGTTACTAACAAAGATAAAAATATATTAAACAATGTTGATTTTACTGTTAGGATGCTTGATGATAACGGCAATCTGACTAAGAACGTTGAAAAAATAAATGTAACTAAGATTGTCAAAGATGAATTGTTTAGTGGAAAATTGCGCGTCAATAAGGGAAACATTGCGGAAATCGTTTTAGGTTGTGCAGTGACTGCCAAATATGAAAATCCACTTGAACATATTGATGCCAGTCATGTAATTGATGTTGCTAGACGTGTAATAAAAGGCAATGGCACTGCTAGCGGGCGGGCCGGAAAAGATGCATTATCATTCACTGTTTCGGTTCCTGATGCTGATAAAAAAGGGTTCGCATCATTTATAGGAATGGATCCAGATGGAAAAACTCCTGAAGATTATGGCATGGGCAAGGATTTATTAAAAGCAATCACCGCTCATATTGATAATGCTGTTAGATATGTTAACACTTCGCCGAGGGTTTCGGCAGCAATTGAAAAAGCCAGTAAAGATCCTAGAAAAAATGAAATTGAAATAAAAAGTGATGGCGGAAATGCTGAAGAACAAAAAACCACTAAAGCAGATTTAAAGATTTTAATTGACGGGTCTAGCATAAACTTGTTGAGTATTAAAGCGGGCGATGTTGGTCAATTTGGTCAAGTTAGTGGATATCAATTTGAAAGATTAAACGATTTCTTTTTGTCATCAGTAAACATACCATTGAGCAATGGGGTTAAAGAAAAGTTTGTGGCAATGGATGAAAAGCTATCTAGTAAAGAAGAAATGGATGCTAATAGAGAACTTGTTCGAACAACCAATTATAAGACAGGGTTTAAAATAGCTTACGATGAAATCTTTAATCAACTAAATCAACTTACGGGTAGTATAGATGGACAGGCAGATTTGATAAAACGTGTTTATAAAGGTCTGCTATACCACGCCACACGCAATGACTCTAATGTTGAAATGATTATTTTAAGCCCTAATGCTAAAAAAGCATTTCATGAATTGACATTTGGTCCAGAATTAGAAAAAGCATTGGATGATTACCAACTTACGGTTCGTCGTGGCACTACCTCTGCTATGTATGAGATATATATTTACGGTTACCCAAAAACTTCAGAAGTTAAAAAAGAACAGGGTACTAGTAAAGAGTTATTAATCAAATTGCGTTCTTATGCCCAGAAAAAAGCTGTACGTAATATAATCGAGATGGGAGATTTGCTCAAAGATATTGCAGACTGGGAAAAAATTGAAGAACGTAAGGCTAAAAAAGTTGCTGGAGCACCAAAAGCCGATGATCATTTGAAGAATGCTCGACCCCAAGTGCCACCCGCTGGCCCGTCTGCTAAAACACATCAACCATCTGCACAAACAACTAATTTACAAGGTACTGAATTTAGTTCACAACCAATTCAGAAACCAATGGTTCCAAAATTTGGGACAATGAATAAAACCGATCAAGAAAAAGAATACTTTGCTGAATCTAATAAAAGTACTGATCAGACTGATGCTCCTGCTGACAGTAGAAAATCTAGAGATGTTGAGCCAAAATCACCAAGACAAAAACGTTAATTTTGTTAAATTATTCTAAAAATCCCTTGACTTTTCCTTGATTTAGAGCTTATACTAGCTAAGTCAGTAAATTAACATCAAGGAAATAAAATGTTTGAATCAATTGAAATTAAACGTGCAGCTAACGGTTTTATTGTTATCTTAACTACCGAAGACGATTCTAAGGAATATGTTTACGATACAAGTCGTAAAGCTCTACGATTCGTTAAAGAATATTTGGAAGCAAAGAATCCACAGTAAGTAATGTATATGTCAAAATATACATTTCTAATTACTAGTGCGATTAATACAAAATTTGGTGTTTTTGATGCAGAAACTCGTCTAAATCAAACAGTTTCTACTATTCAAAGCATTAAACAACATGTACCTGATGCTGATCTATTTCTATTGGAAATGTCAGCAATTGCCTTAACGCAAGACCAATCTAATACTTTAGAACCATTAGTTAAAAGTATTGTGAATTTTAATTCAGATCCATCAGTAGTTGGACTTTATAATAGTACAGATAATTGGGATATAGTTAAAAATGTCACCGAGGTTATGTGCTTTGGCAAAGCTCTTAAAAATCTACATAGAAGCTTGGATCAATTTTCCAATACACAGCGAGTTTTTAAAATTAGCGGAAGATATGGTCTGAATAATAATTTTGATATTGGATATTATGATCAATATAATATACAAAATCACATTGTGATTAGTAATCAAAAAAATAGTCAATTTGATTATAATTTGACATTGATATCACAGCAATTTATGAGTAGACTTTGGAGCTGGCCAGTTAGCTTAATGGAAGAAGTTATTGCAGTATATGATAATAGTTTAGCTTACATGGGCGAAAGAATATCTGCTGGTGGGTATGCTGATATTGAACATTGTTTATATAAATTTTTAGATAAAGAAAAAGTAATTCAAAAAGCACCATTGGGAATTTTTGGTAATATAGGTCCTAATGGTATGCCGGTTCAGGAATAATATTATGAATGAAACTAGTAAAGCATTGATTAGGCGGTTGGGCTCGGCTCAGTATGTGAATACATATTTTGTTGGGCAAGGTATTGATATTGGTTGTGGTGAAGATAGCCTTGGAAAATATCAACAACAATTCCCTTTGATTACCGGAGTTAAACCTTGGGATATTCCAGATGGCGATGCAACTCATATGACTACAGTAGAAGATAATACTTATGACTTTGTTCATAGTAGTCATTGTCTAGAACATTTATATGATCCCAAATTGGCCTTACATAATTGGATTCGTATATGTAAGCCTGGTGGGCATTTGGTTATCACAATCCCGGATGAGGATTTATATGAGCAGGGTGTTTGGCCCAGCAATCACAATCATGATCATAAAACATCTTGGACCATTTTGAAAGAATCTAGTTGGGGCAACAATAGTGTTAACCTCATTGAGATCTTATACTTGTTTAGGTCTCAAGTTGAGATACTAAAACTTGAATTAATAAATTCCACATTTGTTTATGATATACCAAGGGTGGATCAAACATTGCACGGGATTAGTGAATGTGCAATTGAATTCATAATGCGTAAACGCACCGATGAAGAAATATTAAAAAAAGGTAGATTGCCTAAATGAAAACAAAAATATTGTTGATTAGGGCCGGCGCCTTGGGCGATGTTATATTGGCAACTGGTATAGTTAGAGAACTTAATAAATTTCATTCAGGTCAATGCAGTATTGATGTGGCGACAGAGTATCCAGAAGTATTTAAAAATAATCCTTATGTTAGTTTAGTTATTGACAAATCTTCAGTAAATCATTCAGACTATGATCAAGTAATAGATTTAGATCTTTGCTATGAAATGGCGCCCAACCAACATGTGTTAGATGCATATTCTAAAAAAGTTTTTGGTATAGCTAATTTTAACGTTGGACCTGAATTGTTTACTGATGAACACATCTCCTTGCCTAAAATTGATGAACCTTACGTTGTAGTTCATATGCGCAATCACTTTTGGCCTAGCCGCAATTTACCACAAGAGTTTTGGGTTCCTTTGATCAGCAACATCTTAGCTAAAACCAAATATACTGTTGTGCAAATTGGTTCAGGAAAAGATCTTGCATTTGGTGGCTTTGGTGATAGACTTATCAATACTATAGGAAAACTTGGGTTGCACCAATCTCATGCACTAATTGCGCAGGCTCAAGCATTTATTGGAGCCGATGCAGGGGCTCTGCATATTGCCGCATGTACTCAAACGCCAATTTTGGCCATGTACACATCGGTTCGTGCAGAATACAGAGAACCAAAACATCGAACAGCGGCACATATAAGTATTGCTAGTGATATAGATTGCTATGGATGTGTGGAAAAGTGCCCAGTGCCATATTCTACTTATTATTGTGCTAGGGGAGATGAGGAATGTGTTCGTAGATTTGATCCTGACAACGTTTTTCAAAAATTAATTGAACTTATCGAAGAGTAAATTTTTATGAATTTTAGATTTCATGTATTAGGTGTACCACACACCATTTCAAATAAAGATTATGTAGCCTGCGCTTTTACCCAAAAAGTAGTAAAATTTTGCGCTATGATGAAAGCACGTGGCCATACTATTATTCATTATGGTCATGATGCTAGCGATGTTATGTGCGATGAAAACGTTGGTGTGACTAACGATGCTATTTTAAATGAAGCATACGGTGATCACGACTGGCATGCCAATACATTCAAATATGATTTAAATGACGTTGCTTATAAATTTTTCTATGCCAATGCTATTAGAGAAATTGGATTGCGTAAACAAAAAAATGATTTTCTATTGTGCTTTTGGGGTTGGGGGCATAAAGCCATTGCCGATGCACATCCTGATATGTTGGTGGTAGAACCGGGTATTGGATATCCTGGTGGCGTATTTGCACCATATCGCGTGTTTGAAAGTCAAAGTATAATGGCTGCTTGGTTTAATATGACTGCGGTGTCTGGACCAGGTCACTTTAGTTGGTATGACGCCGTTATCCCTAATTATTTTGATCTTAACGATTTTGATTTTAACGAGGATAAAGAAGATTATTTTTTATTCTTGGGCAGAATTGGTGAACATAAAGGTGTGCATATAGCTATCCAAACAACTGAAGCAATTGGTGCCAAATTAAAAATTGCTGGGCAGGGCAGTTTGGCTAGTATGGGATTGCATACTATCCCGTCACATGTTGAAATGATGGGATATGCTGATGTTGAGTTGCGTAGAAAGTTGATGAGCAATGCTCGTGGTCAATTTGTGGCCACAATGTATGGTGAACCATTTGGTGGTGTTCAAATTGAGGCAATGTTGAGTGGAACCCCTGTTATCAGTACCGATTGGGCTTGCTTTGGTGAGCTCAACCTACATGGTGTTACTGGTTATCGTTGTAGAACTTTTGAACACTTTACCTGGGCTGCCAAAAACATTGGTCGCATCAACCCCAAAAACTGTCGAGATTGGTCTGCCAAAAACTTTAACTTTGATAAGATTGGTCAAATGTATGAAGAATTCTTCTACAGTATTTCTAACATTTATGGTAAAAAAGGTTGGTATGAACCCAATCCTGAACGTATGCAATTAGATTGGTTGCATAGAGAATATCCAACTCATCCTAATAGGGAAATTTAATGTCTGTTCAATTTATTAAAATTTCGGGCATTCAGTATGAATTGAAATATAAATCTACTGAAGAAATGTCTGGTCATATTGGCTTGGCAGACTTTAATAATCAAATTATTTCTATAAACAGAGAACATACATCACAAACTCAACATATTGCCTTATGGCATGAAATATTGCATATATTGAGTGATAGCTATAATCTCAAGTTGGATGAAGAAACAGTCAAATTCACTACCCATGCCCTAATAGCATTATTAAGTGACAATCCTGAGTTGGCTAAAGAATTGATCCGATGCCCAACAGTGTTGTAAAAACACAACAAAAAATTAGTTGACTTGCTTGACGTTTCCACTTATAATAGTGGTTAATTTACAGCACAGGAGACTGTTTTGGCTTCAAAAATCTTCAAAACTGACAGTAAATATGGCCCAAGAAAAGGCTT